GGAAAAGGTTCTTAATGGCGTTTACGAAGATGATGCTTTTTTTGCAATAATTTATACAAAAGACGAAGACGATCAGTGGGACTCGATCGAAACTGCTCAGAAAGCTAATCCAAATTACGGCGTTTCGATCGACAGTGATTATTTGGAGCAGCAGTTAAAGCAGGCCCGCCACAATCCGAGAAAGCAGGCAATTTATAAAACGAAGCACCTGAATATGTGGGTCGCTTCAATGAATGCTTACTTTAACATTAACAAATGGCTAAATAACGCCGACAAAGAATGCAGAATTGAGCACTTTTATGGAATGCCCTGCACAGGCGGTCTTGATCTTGCCAGCAAAATTGATATTGCAGCGCGAAGTTTACTGTTTCCACCCTATGGCGACCGAGATTATTTCGTACATTTTGGCAAATTTTATTTGCCCGAAGCCACAGTTTATGGAGATGACACTAAACAGCATTATCAGGCCTGGGATACTGAAGGCTGGTTAACTGTAACTGACGGCGAAATTATTAATTTTGACGTTATTAAAGATGATATTGTTGAAATTGCAAGTTTAATACAGCTGGAAAATCTCGGATACGATCCGCATCAGGCTACAATGCTGGCCACGTCTTTGGGTAATGAAGGCATTCCGGTTCTTGAATACCGTCCTACAGTTCTTAATTTTAGCGAACCTATGAAACAGGTCGATGCATATATCAGATCAGGTCTTTTGAGGCACAGCGGCGATCCGGTGATGACCTGGATGATGTCAAACGTCGTCGCCAAAGAAGATAAAAAGGACAACGTTTATCCAAACAAGGAACGGCCTGAAGCAAAAATAGACGGCGCTGTTTCGTTAATTATGGCTATGGGGTTATACATGGCCGGCTACGGCATAGACAACACGTCTGTATACGAAAAAAGAGGAATTATTACGCTATGAAGCAGATATGGAATGTTTTACCAGGGGTAAACTGGAAAGCTTTTATTAAAGAAAGATTTGAGGAATTACTTGTTTTTGGCGGTCTTGCAAGTGTTTGTTATGGAGTGTCGCTGTTTAGCGTGCCTTCTGCCTGGATAGTGGGCGGCGGAGTGCTTTTTGCTCTTGGTCTAATCCACGCCAAAGGCTGATATTTATGGGTCTTGTCCCGAAAGTACAGTTCCGGTCGGAAAAGGTCGATCCGGTGCATCCTAAAGATACTGCGCTGATTAAAATGTTCGGGCTAAATCGCTCGAATTTCGGTGTAAATGTCGATTCAGACAACGCACTTGAAGTTGTCGCGGTTATGGCCTGCGTAAAGGTTATTGCCGAAACCATGGCAAGCCTTCCTTTTGTGCTTTACCGCCGGCGCGCGGATGGCGGCAAGGACAAAGCCCGTGATCATTATCTTTTTGAGCTTTTGCGCTACCAACCCAACCGCTGGCAGTCATGGTTTAATTTTTGCGAAATGATGGCCGGCCATATTATGTTGCGCGGCAATGCCTACGCGCTAAAGGTTTTTGAACGCAGCGGCCGAATAAAAGAGCTGGTGCCGATTCACCCGGACAGAGTTTTGGTTTTCCGGGCAAAAAACGGCGACCGGGCGTATGCCTACACGCCGCGTGATAATGCTGAGCAGCAGATTTTGCTGCAGGAAGAATTGTTTCATGTTCCAGGATTGTCGTTCGACGGTCTGGCCGGTCTTGATCCGATTGAATACGCAAGAAATGCTATTGGATTATCAAAAGCAGCCGAAGAGTTTGGCGGCAGATTTTTTCAAAACGATGCCCGTCCGGGAATTATTCTGAAACATGAAAAGCAGCTATCGCCTGAGGCTGTAGACAGACTGCGGGAGTCATGGGAAGAACGCTTCGGCGGAGTCAAAAAGTCTCACAAGCCGGTCGTACTTGAAGATAATATGGACATAAAGGAAATTGGCGTTGCTCCTGACAATGCCCAGTTTCTGGAAACGCGAAAGTTTCAAAAAGCAGAGGTAGCAGGATTTTTTCGGGTTCCTTCCCATTTGATTAACGATCTTGAAAAGGCGACTTTTTCAAACATCGAAAACATGGGCCGCCAGTTTGTTGATTATACTCTGCTGCCCTGGTTCGTGCGTTTTGAGCAAGCCGCAAGAATGCAGCTTTTAACTACAGCTGAAAAAAAAGCCGGTTACTTTGCTGAAATAGAGCCTGCGGCGTTGCTGCGCGGTGATCTGAAATCGCGGTATGAGGCTTACGGTATCGGGCGTAACTGGGGATGGCTGTCTGTTAACGAAATTCGCCGCAAGGAAAATATGAATCCGATTGATGAAGGCGATGTTTATCTACAGCCGCTTAATATGACCGGTGCCGGTGATCCACCGGAAAACAATTCTTCTGACGGGACAAAACTGCGCAAGATTTTGCCGGTGCTGGATGCCGCTGCTTCCAGAGTCGTGCAAAAAGAGGTTAAGGCGCTGCGGCGAAGTCTGGAAAAGCCTGATTTTGATGATTTTCTTGACAATTTTTATAAAGAGCACCGCGATTTTGTCAGTGAAGTGCTTGGAGTTTCTGCAGTCGTCGCCCGTTCATGGTGCGAAGAACAGCTCAGCGAAATCAGATATTCCGGCAGCCGTAAAGAAATACTTGACAGCTGGGAGGCCGACAACGGCAAAGCGTTGCGGCAAATGGTATTGGAACACCTTGATGGAGAAACTTGATGGAAAAAGAGACAAGAGCGTTTGAGCTTAGTGAAATTCGTGTTGAAAAACGTGATGATGAAGCTGCTAAAATTATCGGCCATGCTGCTGTTTTTGACCAGCTTTCCGAAAATCTTGGCGGTTTTCGTGAAAAAATCGCCGCAGGAGCTTTTTCCGAAGCTTTAAAAGAAAGCGACGTCCGCGCTCTTTTTAATCACAACCCTGATTTTGTTCTTGGCAGAAACCGCTCCGGCACCCTGCAGCTTAACGAAGACGCACGGGGTCTTGCTATTGAAATAGACCCGCCTGATACGCAGGTGGCCAGAGATCTGATTGTATCAATGGACCGAGGAGATATTAACCAAATGTCATTCGGGTTCACAGTCGAGGAAGATAACTGGGAAGAAGATGATGACGGTCGTGTAGTGCGGACAATTCTAAAGGTCAAGCGTCTTTTTGACGTTTCGCCGGTAACCTACCCGGCCTATCCGCAAACAGATGCTGCGGTTCGCAGCCTTGAAAACTGGAAAAAAAGCAAAGAGCCGGCAGTTCACTACCGCCGTCTTCTGGCCGAACGCAGGCAAAAACTGCTGGAAAGTGAAGAAATTTAAGGGGCCGAAGTCCCTTAGTTCGTGAATCCGAAGATTCACAAATTTGTCTGAACCGCCTTTTGTGGCGGTTTTTTTGTGACCCCTTAAAACTGGAGAAGATATTATGAATGAGAAAACGAGAGAGCTTCGCGGCAAGCGGGCTAAAAACGTTAAGGAAATGCGCGATTTGCTGGAAACGGCGGAAAATGAAAAGCGCGATTTGACTGAAGAAGAAAACAAACGCTATTCCGACATGTTTGAAGAACAAGCCAAAATCAAGAAACAAATCGAACGCGAAGAACGCCAGATTGAACTTGAACGTGAAGCTCTTGACGGCGAGCTGCGCGCGGGAGATCTTGAAAAAGGCGCTTCAAAAGGCAAGCAGGTATCCCGCGAAGAACGCGAGCTGGTTGGCTTTCGCAACTGGCTGTGCGGCCGGAAAGCCGCTGACGACAATTTCCGGGCTTTTATGGAGCTGCAGGAAAAACGAGCGCTTCAGGCCGATGGCGATACGGACGGCGGTTATCTGCTGGCCCCGCCAATGTTCGTTAAAGAGCTGATAAAGTCGCTCGATGACGAAATATTTATTCGCCGTTTTGCGACCAAATATCAGGTAACAGGAGCTTCCAACGGGCTCGGCGCTGTTTCTCTCGACAACGATCCGGATGATTTTGACTGGACAACAGAGCTACAGACCGGTTCTGAAGACAGCACAATGTCGTTCGGCCGGCGAGAACTCAAGCCGCACCCGCTGGCAAAAAGGATCAAGATTTCCCGCAAACTGATTAGCAAAACCGCGGCTGACGTTATTGCCCGTCAAAGGCTGGCTTACAAGCTCGGGATTACGCAGGAAAAAGCTTACATCAGCGGCACCGGCGCAATGCAGCCTCTCGGACTGTTTACGGCCAGCGACAACGGCATTACTACATCTCAGGATGTCAGTACGCACAACACAACCAGTGAAATTAAGGCCGACAATCTGAAGGCTGTTAAGTACAATCTGAAAGCAGCTTATCGTCGCTCGGCAGTCTGGATGTTTCACCGGGATGGCGTCGAAATGATTTCCAAGCTTAAAGACGGCAACGGTCGCTATCTCTGGCAGGACGCCATTCGCGAAGACGATCCGGACATGATTCTCGGCCGGCCGGTATATGAATCCGAGTATGTGCCTAACACTTTCAGTACCGGAAACTATGTCGGGCTGTTCGGCGATCTCTCGCAATACTGGATTGCCGATGACCTTAACATGGAAATGCAAATGCTGAACGAGCTATATGCGGAAAGCAATCAGATGGGCCTGATCGGTCGTTACGAAGGTGACGGAATGCCGGTTCTGGCTGAAGCTTTTGCCCGTGTAAAACTGGCCTAGGCTATTAATTTTAACAACCCCCGGACTAGCCGGGGGTTGTTTTTTAATCAGTAATAATTGACCTTACAAGGAGAATTTAAAATGACAGGCAATCTTATCAATAATGTGGAATTCAGCGAGGTAAAAGCTCCTGTTTCCGCCGCGAACAATACCGACAGCAACACTGACCGCATTGACATGCAGGGTTGGGACGGCATCGTATTTATTACGCCGATCACCGACAGTGTTGACACCGGAGTAGCGACTTTAACTGTTGAGCAAAATACATCCGACAGCGATTCCGGCATGGCCGCGTTGTCAGGCGCGGTCGCGACTAAAACTTCTGGGCAAAACGACGATCTGAACGGCAAGTTGCTGATCGTGGACGTTTATCGTCCGCGTGAACGCTACGTTCAGGGCGTGCTGACCAGCACTACCGCAAACATAGCTTTCGGCAATACAATCGCGATCAAGTACCGCGGCACTAAATTCCCGATCAGCCAGGATTCTACGGTTGCAGATTCTGCAGCCGTAGTCAGCCCGGCTGAATCCTGATTATTTCCACTGGTCGAACTGGCGGCCCGGTTACCCCCTAGCCGGGCCGCGTCTTTTTAAAACTCAAATTCAAGGATTCGAGAAAATGAAAAATCTGATTTACGCGGCGCTGATTGTAATTTTCAGCGCAACGCTTGCAGTCGCATACAACACCTCGAACTATACCGAACAGGGCGGCGAGCGCACTGTAGTAGGCGGTTCGCTGGATGTTATCAGCAGCGGCGAATCGACGTCGAAAGCGGCGGATCTTTAAAAATTGCCGGAACGGCAATAAGCTCTACGGCTGCCGAGATTAACTATCTTGATATTGCCAGTCTGGGAACCGGAGCGGCCAGCAAGGCCGTAGTGCTGGATTCCGGCGGTGACTACACATGGCCTGCGGCCGGCGTACTCACCTACGGCGGAACCGGCATAACTGCAACCGGCGCAGAACTTAACTACCTTGATCTGACAACCGGCGCCGGAACCGGCGAAGCGTCAAAAGCTGTTGTGCTGGATGCAAACGGCGATGTTGTAATTCCTGATGGCGGCGTGGTTGGTTTTTCAGCAGACACGGTTGCCGCTGCCGGTTCAGATTCTTCTGATGCTGCGGCGTTGTCCGATCAGGTAACAGTCGTTACCGGTGCTGACGGGGCCAAAGGCGTTGTTCTTCCTGCGGCTGCGGATCTTGAAGAGAGAACGGTCATTAATTACAGCCCGACTTATGCAGTCAAGGTCTACCCGGTTGATTCCGGAGATGACAAAATCAACGAGCTGGCCGCAAACCAGCCGTTTATTTTGTACCCCAACCAGAAACTGACCTTTAAGGCCGTATCAGCTACTCAATGGTACACCGAGCGTGCCCGGCCTGTTTATGAGACTCATTTTGAAGTTTTTGACGACTTTTTAGGAGCGTCAATCGACACTACCGATAACTGGGTGGTGTTTGCAGGCGGTGACGGAGACGCCACAGCAGGCGCAATTACCGGAACCTTGGAGGCAGAAGGCGCAATCGTTATAGGCTCCGGCGATGCCGGGGACGCTACTGACGGTTCGGTATTAAGTCTGATTAGCGCGGACAAAGCTTCTCTGGTTAGCCTTGGCACGACCGTTTTTGAAGCGCGCGTATCATTTGATCAGATAACCGGCGTTGCTGCCTGGTTCGGGCTGGCGGATGCAATCGCAACAGACGACGAGCACCTGATTCACACCGTTGACAGCGATACGGTTGCCGATGGCGGCCTGACCGTTACCGATGCGGTGGGATTTGCTTTTTCCACGGACGCTACTGCTCCCGACAAGTGGCAGTACACTTCGGAAAACAACGGCACAATTGGAAATTCTGCTGCTGAAGAGGCCAGTTCAAATGGCCCGACCGCGGACACTTACGATGTGCTGCGCATCGAGGTTGATGCGGACGGCGATGCCCGGTTTTATCTAAACGGCGTTCTGGAGACAACCAGAGCAACGGCGGTAAATACCACTGCGACGCTGGTGCCCTACATCGGACTGGATTCCGGGACTGATGCCCAGACTGTAACTGACCTGACTGTTGATTACATTTTGTTCCAGGGCGGCAGAACCTCCGACAATTCCTGACACCCGCCCGGCTCCCGCCCTTAACCCCGGGGCGGGAGCTTTTCCTTTAACACTCTTTTTATGGAGAAGATTATGAAAGTTAAGATGAATACGATTATGTGCGGTCCTGAAGGCAATTTTCAGCCCGGCCAGATAGCCGAATTTGAAGACAAAAAGGCAAAGGATCTGATCAACGGCGGATTTGCCGAAAAGTACGAAGATCCGGAAGAGGCTGCGCGTAAAGCTGCGGCGGCCAAAAAGAAAGCTGAACAGGAAGCTGCCAGAAAAGCGGCCGAAGAAGCGGCTCAAAAGGCTGATCAGGAAGAAGCCACGACCGGCCCGGCGGAAAATGCCGCTACCGGCAAAGCAGGCAAGAAGTAATTTAAACCGGACCTTTCCAGCAGGAACAGGGCATAAAAGGCAATCAAAATGACAGATAATTTCTCCGAGCACCAAAAGGGCCTTATTGCGCCGCTTACGAAATTCTATGACGTTACGCCTGATGACGATAACGACCTGTCGGTTAAGCCGCGGGCGGTACTGGTTGGGACATCCGGCGATCTGGAAATTATTGACGAAGCCGGCACGACTATCGTGATTCACGATTTGGCGGCGGGGCTTTGGCACCCGATCAGGCCGGCCAGGATCAAGTCCGGAAACACCACAGCATCAAATATCATAGCTGCTGATTGATGACCGGACTTGCTCTTGCCACAGACGGCGCGGCCGCAACCAGAATACTTTCGCTTGCCGAGGTAAAAACGCATCTGCGGGTTACCTCAGACGATGAGGACACCCTGATCGGTTCCCTAATCGATGCGTTTGAATCGCATATTGACGGCCGCGACGGCGTGCTAGGGCGCGCACTGATAACCCAGACCTGGCAGTGGACGCTTGACGATTTTCCTGCCAGCGACGAAGACGCGCTTCTTGTGCCGCTGCCGCCGTGCCAGTCAGTGACAAGCATTCAGTACGTGGATACCGACGGCGACACCCAGACCTGGAACGCTTCCAACTGGGTGCTGGACAACGACCGCGATCAGGCTCTGATTTATCCTGATTACAACGTAAGCTGGCCTTCCCTGCGCGATCAGCGCAAGGCGGTGACTATTACTTTCACAGCCGGCTACGGCGATTCTGCTTCCGACGTTCCGGAAGCAATCCGGCAGGCCGGACTGCTTACAATCGGGCACTGGTATGAAAATCGCCAGCAGGTAGCAATGAACGCGAATTTCTCGGAACTGCCCTTTGCGGTGCAGTCACTACTGGCCCCTCTCCGGGTTCTCAGGTTTTAAATGCACATCGGCCGACTGGACAGGAAAATCACGATCGAGCAAAGCACGCCGACCCGCAATTCCAGCGGCGAAGCGGTGGATAGCTGGTCCACCTTCGCCACCGTCTGGGCGCAAAAGCAGGATTTACGCGGGCAGGAGTTCTTTGCCGCCAGGCAGGTCAATTCTGAAGTAATAACAAAATTTAAAATTCGCCATCTTTCCGGGGTTACCCGGGCGATGCGGGTCAATTACGGCGGCAGCTACTACCGCATCGAGCAGATCGTAGAGCTCGGCAGAAACGAGGCGATGGAACTGATAACAGCCGCGCAGGTGGATTAAAAATGGTCGGAACTTTTGATTACAGCATCGCCGGCGCAGATGAGTTGCAAAAGGTTCTTCGCGCCATGCCCGATCAGATCAGCGAAAAAGTTCAGGTTGCGGCTTTGCGTAAAGGCGGCAAAATTATTGCCGATCAGGCAAAGCAAAATGCGCCGGTTGATGAAGGCGATCTTAGAGACGCGATTGCTGTGCGCAAGACGCCTAAAAAACTGCAATCGAGG